TCTTCAACAACCGGAAACAGTCCGGCGGAGCAGTGCGCGCCCGGGGAGATGCCCGCGCCGGCCTCGAAGAGGCCCTGAACGTCGACGAGATCAGCACCATCATCAACGAATCGCTCATGGGCTACGCACCCGGCACGACCAACGGCGTCCGCAACGGCACCTGGAACGCACGAGACGACGAGATCGACACCAACGGCATCGCGCGCGAGCTGCGCGCCCGACTACTGGGAGAGGAACACACATGACCCAGACCATCTCACCGACTACGACGAGCCCACCCCGTTCCAGCCCACCGGGGTATTCCTGTGCCACCAGGTCAACGGGCGAGCGTGCGCCGGCTGGGCAGGCTGCCACGACATGACGCACAGCCTGGCGCTGCGCCTCGCGATCTCCACCGGCGACATCACGCCCGATGACGGTGACGAGATCAACGCGTACACCACCGACGTCGAGCTGTTCGCTTCGGGCCGCGAGGCCGCCGAACACGGCATGCGCGACGTCGAGCACCCCACCCCCGACGCCGTCAGTGCGCTGCACAAGATCAAGCGCCGGCGCGCCACCACCGACCACCCGATAGGGGACCCATCGTGATCGACGTACATGGCGCTGCTGTCGCCATCCACGACGCCAACCTGACCGGCGGGAAGGCCGCGGCCATCCGGGCGGTGACGAAGGTTCTGGCGGATTGCTGGGACGACTGCGCCGCCGTCGTCGCGCCGAACAGCCGCGGCATCGACAACCCGAACCCGTACCGGCTCGCGCTCGAACTTGCGCCCGACGGCCCACACGCGCCGGCCGTTGAGTTCGTCGACGAGCCGGTCAACCAGTCGGAGCCGGAGCGCGACACCCGCCAGCGGCACCTGTTCATCACCACCGTCGACGACGCAGAGCTGATCGCCATGCAGATCGTCGTGCAGGTGCTCGACGGACTCGAACCCCGGACGCAGCAGCGCATCATCCGGTACGTCAGCGAGCGCATCGCATGACCGCCCCCGAAAGCGACGACCACGTCAGCGCCATGCAACGCAAGATCGCGGAGGGCCTAGGCATCCCACTACCGGCACTACTGGCGGGGGTACGCCAATTCGGGATTCCGGAATCCGGAATCGGACAGGAGAACAGCATGCAGCGAGTCCTACGGTGGGACGTCCCAGTCGACGACCAGTGGCACGACATCGGCGCCGGCGCTGTCGTGCACGTCGCAGCTCGCGGGTACCGCGAGCGCCCGGGAGATCTCGTCGAGGTGTGGACGCTCGAAAGCTCGCCGGGGGCCGGCCTGGACCCAGGCGACGTGCGCAAGCGCTCCGTGAGCGTCTTCGGCACCGGGCACCTACTGCCGCGCGACGCCCAGCACATCGGCAGCGCTGTCGTCCCGTCGTTCCGGGTCGTGTCCGGTCCAACGCGCGGCACGGTCGAGCACATCGAGTCGACGGCCGGCCTGATGTGGCACGTCTTCGCGAAATACGCGCCACCCGCCGAGACACCGCACATCGCAGGCTTCAGGCGCGGTCACCTGGTCACCATCGGCCCCAACGGCGACAAGTACGAGGGTCAGACAGGCGTGGTCGCCACGCTCGACCACGACCACGGGTGGCGACTATGGGTCCGCGTCGGCGTCGACGTGCACGACCAGCACGCGCCGGCGCTCTACCTCAGCCCCGACGACATCGACATGGTCGTGGTCCCGTGAGCATCTTCGACGGCCCCACCGACTTCGCCACCACGAAGGATCGAGCCATCAAGCGCGCCATGCGGGAAGGCGCCGCACTGCACATCGAGACGCTGGCCAGGCAGACCGCCACAGTGCTCCCCGCCGACAAGCTGTTCACCACAGCCGAAGTCGTCGCGCTGCTCGAAGGCTTCGCGCAGGGGCTGCGGAGCAACGAACCATGATCCGCCGGCCATGGTGGACGTACTCGTGTCGGATGGGCCTGCACCAGTGGCGCCTGCACTCCCTCGTTGACGTCGTGTGGCCTAGCGGGAAGGTCCGGCAGGTATGCCGCACCTGCCGTCGGCAGAGGACACGATGAGGCTGTTTCACGGGGGTGTTCCGGGCCGCCGGCCCGGTGACATCCTCGAACCCGGGCACGAGCGCAAGACGCACGACGGCTGCCCCTGGTGCGCGGCTCGCGCGGCCGGCCGCGCCGGTCCCGCCGGCATCGACCCGCCCGCCGTGCACGAGGCCGTCTACATGACGCCGCACCGGCTCTATGCGGCCCACCACGCGTCCCTGTGGGGCCGCGGGGACCTCTACCAGGTCGAGCCCGTCGGAGAGCTGGTGCGCTCGACGGAAGACAGCATCGAGACGTGGTGCGCACCGCTCGCCGTCGTGCTCGTCGCCGTCGAGCGCGCCGTATCGCTCACCATGAGCGAGCGCCGGCGCCTGCGCCGGCACTGGGGCGCGGCCGACCGCCTGATGTGGGGTGACCGGTGATGGGCGCGTTCCTCGACGCCGTCGACTGGCCTAGCGCCATGACCAACGCGCTGCTCATCGCCATCCTGGTCGAGCTGGTGCAGATCAACGGGAAGGTAGGCCGCAAATGAACCCCGCCGAAGCGCTCGCGCACCTGACACGGGCCATGTTCCAGGGAGCGCCACCGCGCCCCCAGGGTGTCAGGGTCAGGATCGGTGACCAGTTCATCGAGCCCGTCACCCTGACCTACAGGGGGCAGAACCCCATCGGCAATCACGAGTGGTTGGCCACGTTCGACATCTGCGGTGACGACATCGACGGGCTGCACGTCGACGTGCTGCCAGGCCGCACGTCCGTCGCGCTCGCGTTCCTGATCAACCCGGAGGACAGCCCATGAACATCGAGGCCGACTGCCACCTGCGCATCAACGAGGTGACCGACTGCGGGTGCGTCGTCACGGCCATCGTGCGCACCGACACCGCGGTGCCCGTGCGACTCGACGCGCACCCCGTGTTCGAGACGCTGACGGACCGGCTGGGGGACCCATACGAATCGCTGGCGCACTACGCCGTCGACCTACGCATCGGGAACAAGGCCGCTGCCGACGTCGTGCCGGCCAACAGCAGCGTCGAGCTGTGGGTACCGCAGCACACCGACAACACCGCGTGCGAGCTGCCGGCCCCCGGATACGCCTACCTCGTGCTGCGGCACCTCGTCGACGGCGTCAAGGCCATGCCCTGGCAGCCGTGCCCGGAGCACGAGGCACCCGACGACCGCCGACCGGGCGACATCCTCGCCGTCATCTCCGCCAACGCCCCAGGGATCCGACCGGAGTACACCTTTCATGACCCCAAGCCCTGACATCCTCGCCACCCCCTACAACGGCTGCCCGTTCTGCCAGATCGCCGCCGGGTGGCTCACCGCCGAAGTCATCTGCTCATGGATGGCGACGACGATGCCGGCACTCGCGATTCGACCGCTCAACCCGGTCACCCCGGGCCACATGCTCGTGATCCCCATGGCGCACGTCCCCGACTTCACCACGCGACCCGACCTCTCCGCCGGCCTCATGGCCCACGCAGCAGACCTCGCGGACGCCGTCGGCGGTGACATGAACATCATCAGCAGCAAGGGGCCGGCGGCCACACAGACCGTGTTCCACCTGCACCTGCACCTGGTGCCGCGCACGGCCGGCGACGGCCTCGCGCTCCCGTGGACCAACCAGGAAGGCACTCCATGACCAGAACCACCGCCATCACCCGTGCCACGCTCACAGCGGTCATCCTCGCTGTGCTCGCTGGCTGCGCATCGACCACCACGGACACCGAGAGCGTCGACGCCACCCCGCACCGTCGTGCCGCGTGGGTGCAGCCGCTGCCTGACGGCCGTGAAGTGGTGTGCGTCTTCGCGAAGAGCGGCTACGCCGGCGGCCTGACGTGCGACTGGGACACGGCGACGGAGGCCACACAGTGACCCGCGTGTTCTACGACACGGAATTCCTGGAGACCGGATCCGAGATCCATCTCATCAGCATCGGCATGGTGACCGACGACGGGCGCGAGTATTACGCCGTCAACGGGGACCTCGACGACATCACGAACCATGACCCGGACCTGCGCGGCGGGTACATCGGCAAGACGCCGTGGGATCGCATCATGGCGGAACCGTGGCTGGTGAAGAACGTGGTGCCGTCGCTGCCCCTGCGGGACCGGACGCAGCTCGACCGGCACCTGAAGGGGGTGCCGCTGTTCGCGCCGCGCCCGGTGCTCGACTTCGTGCGCCTCGACCACACGCACACGAGCGTGAAGCCCCGCCAGGTGATCGCGAACGAGGTGCGCGACTTCCTGCGCGCCGCGCGCCCCGTGGCGCCTGACGGGCAGCCCGTGCCCGACGTCGAGCTGTGGGCCTGGTACGGCGCGTACGACCACGTCGCGCTGTGCTGGTTGTGGGGCCGGATGATCGACCTGCCCGACGGCGTCCCGATGTGGACCAACGATCTCCGCCAGGAACGTCACCGGCTGGGCAACCCCGACATGCCGAAGCAAGCGGCCGGCGAGCACAACGCACTGGAAGACGCCCGGCACAACCTGGCCATGGCCAGGTTCCTCGACGAGCACGCAGAGAGGTTCACCGACGGGCCGCTGCGGTTCTCACAAGCGGGCTGGTCGGTCGAACTCGAATCGCACCCCGGGCTGCCGCCGTACGTGCAGTTCAAGCGACACAACAGCACCATCGTGCAGGGCTACGTGCACTCGGACCCGCCTGGCGTCAGGCCCGGGGCATGACAGCGAAGACGCGGGTGCGGTACCGCCCCGACGACACGACGTGGCCCGGACGGAACTGGGAACACCACTGCCACCGGCCGAAGTGCGTGAACGAGCTGTCGGCGTGGACGTGGCACATGACGTGGCGGGGGGCGCTGGGCATGGCGTGGGCTCACCTGCGGCACTACCACGGACGTGCGTAGGAACCCGGGGTGTTTGCGTTGCGGGCGCGACAGGCGTATAGTTACGCATGTCAGAACGAAACCGACACCGGGAGACACCATGAACATCACCATCGGCGCCAACTACACCATCAACTTCAACGGCGCCCCGATGTACGCGGGGCAGTTCACCTCCGTCACCCCGACGGGCGGGATGTTCGTCGGAACCGACCTGCGCCCCGGGCGCGAGGGTCAGCGCGTCGAGACCGGTATCGCGTGGGAATGCGAGGGACGCACCATCGTCCCCGCATAACCCACCTGGCGCCCACAACCACGGTTGTGGGCGCCGCACCCCGCCAGGAGGAACGATGCCCCCGAAGAAGAACCCCGAAGAGGAACTGAAGGACGCCGCCGCACGACGCGAGATCGACCGCCCGGAACGCACCCGCTGCGAGTCCTGCGACATCGACTTCGGCACACCGCTCGCGCTGCTGCGGCACGCCAAGACAGCGCACTAGCTCCGCAACGCACACGGCCCCCGGACCCATCAGGGTCCGGGGGCCTTCACACGAGACAGGACACCTCCCCGGGAGGCGCGGGAGGGATACACCGAGACCTCATCGCTTCAGCTTGTCAGAACCTTCCCCCGGGGAAGTGTGCCTAGGACAAGGGTACGGACCCATGACACACCAGGTCAACGCAGGCAGAACATCCGTTCAGACCGACTCATCTGGTGGCGAATCACCGGATGGCGAGCCGTCCGACCCCTGCGTCAGCACGCGCTGCGCCTCCCACGTCTTGACGCCGGCACCAGGCCGCAACAGCGGGGAAGCCTCTAGGCGGTCGAACAGATCCTGAAACAGTGCGTCCGACCCGTCACCCATGAACTCACCACCGCCCCACATGTCCACCGTGACCGTGACGGTCACGGCCGGATCCTCGCTACCGGACTCGATGGCCTCGCTATGGAATACGGCAACATAAGCCGGGTTGTCATTCTCATTCATTGAAGGTTCCGCGAATGGCATTAGAAATCCTTTCTATGGTGCTGTCACACCATACGTTCCACCAATTGTCAGAACCGCGCCGTTCACCCAACCCTGGGCACTAAGCACACCAGCAGCGGTCAGGAAGTACCGGGCGACGTACGCAGCGCTCGGAGTGCCCTGCCCCATTTCCGTGATCCCAGCGGGGAAGAACGTGAACCCGGATGGAAGCGTGCCAAACGTAGTCGTACCACTGAGGCCGGCCGTGTTCGCTCGACCACGCAGCATGACCACCGGCCCATACCGGCGCGCCTGCGGAGTGTTCGCACCACCCAACGGCGTGACACCAGCTTGCCAAATGACGATGTCCTGCCACCCGGTGTCGAACCCACCAGGCGTGTCCTGCCAGATCGACGCCGACACCGGGTCCCGCAGCGCCTGCCGTTCAAGGAACGAAATGCGCCGTTCGTAGTCAGCGATGATCCGCGCCAGGTCATAGTCACGTTGCAGCGTGTTCACGGCCATCAGCAGTCCGCACAATCGGTCGGTTGGGAAGACAGCATGCCGCCCGGGTAGCTGTCCACGATGATCTGCACGGTGACTTGCTCCGCACCCTCCGGACCCACAGCCACCGACACGCGCCCGATGCTGGGGATGCTGGTACCCGAGTCCGGCATATCGGGGCCGGCGTCGATCCGCCAGTTCGGAGCGTCGATGTCGATGTTCACGTTCCGGCCCGGCAGCAGGTCGTCAATCGACAGCGTCGGGTCACCAGCCGCGGTCCCGTAGTCCAGGCCCGTGAAGTTCAGTTGCAGGTCCAACGTCGGGTCCATGTGATCGAGCTGGTACCCGAAAGCGTGCTGCCCCAGCGTGATCAGGTTGGTGACCCCAGAGAACGTCGGCGCCGCATCGAACCGGGGCAGGAACGCCGTAGGGCTGTCCGCGGTGGAGATCCGCGGTGTGCCGTCGTCTTCCGGGTCCCCGAACGCGTCAATCTGGTTCGCCATGCCGTTCCCGTCAAGGTTCAGCGTGAAGTCCGTCAGGTGATTCCACGTGATGAACTTCGCCGGCGACGGTTGCGTGATCGCGTCGGAGAAAAGCATCTCACTCCACCAGTTCTCCGTCAGCCCCGGGATCGGCACCGGGTTACGGAAGTGCGTCAGCTCGTACACCGGGCCGTCCTCGATGCCGGTCAGCTGCCGGATCATGTCCCCGATCACGGGCCGGTCAACCGCCAGGTATGTGCGGTCCCGGTTGAAAGCGCTGAGAGCGAACCCACCGGACAGCGGGATGCCCAGCGGGGGATCAGGGTCGACGCTGCCGCCGTCGAAGTTCTCCCCACGCGGGTACAGCACGAGGTTCGCCCCGATCGATGTCTGGCTGTCACCCGTGAACACCAGGTCTGACCGGATCAGCCGGTAGTCGAGATACTTCTGCAGCTCAGCGAACCCGAGCGTGACTGTGCCGTCACTGTTGCCCTGCATGGTCTCGATGAACCCACCGAACATGTTCACCGGTGCGTTCGGCGTGGCGGAGCCGCCAGCGGTCCGCTGGAAGAAGATCCCGGTTGCTCCGGGGAACGTGTCGTTCGCGGACACGAACCCCGCATCAAGCCCGGGGGAGTTGCCGCGACGGTTGAACGTGATCGACCCGCGACCGGCCTCCATGAACGCCGTCTCGAACTCGAACGAGATCGGCACCACAGAATGCTCAATCTCGCCCGTGAGCAGGTTCGTCAGTTCGACGCGCCAGTTCGCCGCACACTCGCACACATCCACCATCAGCCACTCACCACCGCGTTCTGCCAGACGACGTTGACGAACCCCGTGTCGGTCGGGTCACCGGTCGACACCGTGACGTCGTGCACCCCTGGTTCCAGGCATGACGTGAAGTCGCCTTCCAGGTTCTGCGTGACGTCCTCGAACCCGTCGGCGGCACGGCCCCAGCGGGTGTCGATATCTATGACCGATCCGACCGGTACATCTTCGGTATAGGTGAACTCGTGACCCCCGTACGTCACCACGATGGGCGCGGTCAGCTCCGGAAACAGGGTGATCACCGGGCAGGCGCACAGCGTGCCCACCACTTCGACGGTTCCCGGTTCTGTGGCCGTAACCCCCTCGTTCACCCACACCTGCGCGAAGTCGAGCACCTGGCCAGCGAGCGCCGTCCCGGACCACGCCAGAATCGGCATGATGAACGCCGTATTTGCCGGCGAGAGGAACGTCTCGGAGTGGCGTCCCCATGTCGTCGCAGGCATCTGGTTCGTGCCCGTAGTGGTCGACAGCGTGGCGCCGGCCGCGTCGAAGAACCGCAGGTTCACCCGCGTCTGTGGGCCGCCCACGACGCTCTTCTGCGCCCACCAGGAAACCGTGTAGTTCGTGGCAGCCGTCGCCGGGATCGCGTTCAGCCCGGAGTCGGTGACATCCATCGTCATGGGCGACGTCGTGTTGGCAACCACGATCTCGCGCGAGAAGTACGAACCACCGTCCGGGGCACCGCTCGCGGGGAACGAGTCGTTCACGGTGGCGCCGTTCAGCGTCATCGTCCGGCCGTCTAGCCGGTAGTCCTCCGCGGCCAGGTTCTGATCGACGGCGTCCACGCTCTCCACGTGGTCGCTGTCCCAGACGAAGTCCGGGCCGAGCGCGTCCAGGAGGATCAGCCGCGCGTCGGCGGCGTCGAACCGCAGCGTGACGCGTGCAGCTCCGCGGTTCGACCGTTCCCAGACGACGTCGGCCACGCGCGGCCGGCCGTGCACGAGGTACGGCCCCAGGTACACCTTTTCCTCGTCGGTCGCGTTCGGGTCGTGGCAGTCGGTGAAGATCACCAGGGTTGCCCCCGAGCAGTTCCGGGACCACTCTTGCGTCAGCCGTGAGACCTTCTGCCGTGCCGTCGGGCACCCCGGGCATCCGTCGTTCTGCACGATGACCTGGAACGTCAGAATCCGCGGCTCGTAGTAGTCAGCGAACTGCACGACGCCGTCACGCTGCGCGAACGCGACATCACCCGATCGCACGCCGGGCACCCCGAGCCCCGCCGGCGGCAGCAGCAGACACCCCAGTGGTTCCGTCGGCAGGTACGGGATGACCGGGTCACCACCTTCCAGGCTGATGCCCTGTTCTTGAACCTGTAGCCCACCGGCCGCGCTGTACCCGTCCTTATACATCGCGATGCCCCACGCGCCACTGTTGCCGCTCATGTCGCCACCCCGTTGATGACCTCGCTACGCGCCTGCGTGGCGTACCGGATATTCCATGTCATTTCGTTCAGCCGACCACCAGACGTCGTCGGCCCGTTGAAGATTTGGTTTACCGTCACCCCGTTGTCAGTAGCGCCCGTGCCCTGCACGCCCGTCCTACCCGCCGCACCGGCAGCGACGAGGGGCGACAGAGCACGATTCATCGCGTTCGCCGGAGCGTTCACGTTCGCGAGGATGCCGTCAGCGACCATCTGCGCGATCTGCCGACCCGAGTTCTCCGGGTTGCCCGCCCCCGACAACGGGCCTTCCTTCGCCGGCGAGAACGGCAGGTAGTCACGGATCGTGCCGGCCAGGTTGCTCGCCGCCCCCGCAAGGGAACCGATCATCGCCTGTATGCCGTTGATGAGCCCCTGCACGACGTTCCGGCCGGCCTGATAGAGCAACTGCCCCAGGTCACCGATGGCGCGCCCGATACGCGCCGGCAGGTCACGGAAGAACCCGACGACGTTGTCCAGGCCGGCACGTGCCGTAGAGGCCACGGTCCGCACACCCAGAGAGAACAGACTCTGCGCCACCGACCACAGCCCGCGCACAGTCGCGATGGCCCGGTCACGCATCGCGAGGAACCGCCCGATCAGGCGAGCAACCCACGAGATGACGCCCGTGATGATCCGCGCCTGAAAGTTCGTGAACGACGTCAGCACGCCGTTCCACCAGTTCCGTACCGCGGCGATGACCTCCGCGCCACCGTTGCGGAAGTAGTTCTGTATCGTCCGCCACAGGAAGCGCACGATGCCCGTCAGGATGGTGACGACGCCGTCGGCCACCTGCGTCAGCCCGTCCCACGCCTGTTCCCAATCGCCGGTGAACACCCCCGTCAGGAACGTGATCAGGCCACCCAAGATGTCGAACACGCCGCCAAGCACGTCGACGACGAGCGTGATGGCGTTGACCACCTGGGCACCGAAGATCTCCAGAAAGATCCCGATGAGCGGCTGTAGCAGCGTGACGAGCCCAGTGATTGCCGGCGAGAGGTTCTGCGAGAACAGGCGCCCGATCTCCGCGAGCGCCGGCCCCAGCGCGCCCAGGATCAGCGTGACCAGCGGGGCCAGTAGACCGATGAGCTGCGCGACGACGCCCAGCACGACACCGATCACGGGCGCGAGCCCCTGCACCGCGGTGGACAGGTTCACGGCAAGAGCGGTGATCACGGGTTCGAGCGCGGTACGGAGCTGCGTGACGATGGGGATGAGCACGGACAGCAGCGAAGCGATGCCGGTGAAGATCGGCCCGACGACGCCGCCCAGGATGCTGATGGTCGCGCCTACCTGCGTGATCAGGTCGTAGAACTGCTGTAGGCCCGCCTGCGCGCTCGCGGTCTGTAGGAACGCCGCGAGCTGCCCCGTAGCGGCCTCGAACGACGCCAGTAGGCTCGCGCCTTCGTCCGCGCCGGCGCCCAGCACGCTGATCAGGATGGACCCCAGGTTCGTGACGATGCCGATGAGGGAACCCATGGTCGACATGGCCATGTCGAGCGCGTCAGCAAGCGCCCCCGACTGCACCACGCCTTCCGCCCAGCCGGCGAACCCGTCGGTCACGGCGCTGATCGACTCCGCGAGCTGCGTCGCCGAACCAATCGACCCCTCGAACAGGGTGAGCAGCCCGGCACCGATGTTGCCGAACGCCGGCAGGATCGCCGCAAGGGTGTCGTTCAGGCCCGCCATGATGGTATTGATCTGCCCCGCACCACCCCCAGCCACGATGAACTGCGAGAACGCCTGCGCCGCGTCGTTCAGGATCGCCGCCGTGCCGGACAGGTTCGTCGTCAGGTTCGGCAGGATCGAGTCCGACAGGGCTGACAGCTCGCCCGCCAGGCCGCGGAACAGTTCCTGCTGCACGGAGTTCTGGAACGCCGACCACGCCGGCGTCAGCTCACCGACGACACCGACGACGTTCCGCGCGGCCGGCGCGAGCGAATCCATGGCCGCCGTCAGCTCATCCTGCGTAGCCGCCGAGATCGCACCAGTGGCCGCCAGTTCCTGCTGCGCGGCAGCCTGTGCCGTGATCGCGTCACTGACCCCAGCAGAACCGACCTGCACCGCAGCGAAACCCTGCCCCAGGGACGCGAACACGCCACCGGCGGCCAGGGCAGCCACCGACGCCTGCCCGACCGCCCCAGCGACCGCAAGCGCGCCCGCAGCGACACCGGCGAGCGACGGCCCGATGGGCACGAGCGCGCCCACCAGACCAGACGCCACGGAGCCGATGCGCGCGATCGCGGAGCCCTGCTGCGTCAGGGCCTGCCCCAGCGTCGACGACGCGCCCCGGTCGAACCCGTCGCCGAAGTCGCGCCCCAGACGGTCACCGGCGCTGCCCGTGTCGACGCTGCGTAGCTGTCGGGTGATCGCCCGGTCGAAGTCGACGTCGGCGTCACCACTGATGTCCAGCAGCACCGGAACCCGGATGGCCACGGCTACACCTCACCCTCGTTGAACGACTCTCCGTTGCCGAACTCCGCTGCCATGACGTTCGGATCCCACGCCGTGCCAGCCGTGTCGCCCCGATACCCCTTCGGCGGAAGCTCGAACATGCCGCGCGTCTTCATCTGTTCGGCCTCGTCCTTCCCTTCCAGCAGCCAGAAAAAGATCAGGTCACACAGCTCGCGGCCGTCTAGTTCTCCGAGTCGAATTCCGGACGCGACGGCGCGGCCGTTGACGGCTTCTTCCACGGCTGCCGCGACGCACCGTTGGAAGATGTAGTAGGGCGGCCCGTGTTCGCCTTCTGAAGCTGCACGAACAGCCACTGCATGTGCTCGTCGTCGAGGATGTCGTCATCGTCGTCCATGCGTTCGACGATGTGCGCCCACGCGTCGGGACCGAACCCGCGCGACATCCAATCCGTCTGGGCACGGCCCGATTCCTTCACCGCCTGCACGTCGTTCAGGTTCGGCAGGGTGCGCTGCATCTTCAGCAGCCGGCCCATGCGCGGGTAGGCGAACTCGTACGGGCCTTCGCCGTCGGGCTCGCCGTTCGGGCCGGGCAACCACACCTCTTCGGTAGCGCCTTCCAGCCCTTCCATGCCCTGCATGCGTGCGTTTGCATCAACCTTGATCGCCATGTGTCCTGCCTCCTGTGATCATCTGACGGTGATATCGAACTCGACGTCGGACGCCCCAACACGGGACATCTCCGCTTCCATCAGGGGCCGCAGCCCCCGATAGTTCCGCACCCACTTCACGGGGTGCCGGGCACCGGGCCACCACATGAACCGCTTGCCCCACCGCGAGAACCCCTGCGCGTCACGGCGCGCGGGGATGATCCCCGGGTTGCCGTGCTCGGACAGGATCGTTCCTTGTCCAGCGCCGACCTCGACGCTCATGGTGTTCGCGGCCTCGACGCCGGCGGGATGGTCCTGTATCCGGCGCCGGACACGCCGAATCGTCGCCTCGCCTACCTGGCGGGCGACCTCTTCGCGGATCTGGCGTCGGACGTCAGCGACGCCCGTGATGGGTCCGTTACGCCGTACGTTCGCCCGGATCGGCACTGGTGACCATGTCCTCGGTCACCGGCTCATCTTCCGGTGTTGCCGGTCGTCCACCATCCACCGAATGATCGGGGAAGGCAGGCCGGGACATGCGGTCAAGTGCCAGCTCCGCGACAGCAGCGCGGATCTCGTTGCGGCCCATCTCGTCTGTGACGGTGACACCGCGGGCGCCCGCGTACTTCGCCCAGACGTCACGGGACGCGTTCCCCTTCGGTGTCTCGATGGCCGGCGCGTCGACGGGCAGCGCCGTCGGGTCGTCTTCCTCGAAGAACTCCGTAGGGTCGATAACCGGACCGTGTGCCGGGTCAGCGAGATCGACGACGGGCGAGTGCGCCGGGCCGCCAGGCAGCTCGCCCGTGCGCATCGTCTCCGCGATCTGCCCTGGCGTCTGCGAGAGCACGTGCACCGGCGGTGCAAGCTCCGGCGCATCCGCGGTCACGATGGTCACGGCGCTCGCGGGACGCCGACCCTTGACGCCGGCCGGTGGCACGTTCTGGTGTGGTGCGGCCTTCGCCTGGTTCCGTGCGATCATCCCGAGTCCGACGCGGCGGGCGACGGAACGGATTTTGCCGTCCGGCGTACGGACGGCCATGCGGTCAGCAGCAGACATCGAACCTCCCTGTGATCGTCCAGAACCCGCCACCACAACCGCCCCCAACCACGGGGGTCCAAGTCGTGACGACGATAGCAGCGTCCCGCAGACGCTGAACCTTCGGCGCGCAACACCGGATCGCACGGAAGATCCCGTCAGCGTCGACGGCCTGCCGTGCGGCGTCGGCCTGCACCTGCTCGACGGTGGGGAACTGCATTTCGTCGGTGGGCTTCGCCATGCACCGCACGGCACCGACCTGCGCCGACCACACCCACGCGTCACACCCGACGGTGCCCGTGTTCGTCGGGTGCGGGTTCAGGCCCACGATGGCGGCGTAGAGCTGCCCGTCAGAGCCGTCGGCGCAGTCGTCGACCTCGCACGAGTCGAACGGCACTTCAGGCCCGGGGTACACGGCGACCCGGCAGAACGGGTCCAAGACGCAGTCGGCCCCCGGGAAGTCGCTGGCCTCCGAGTCGTCGTGCGTCATGATCTCCAGCAGATCCGACAGCAGTTCGATGACGCCGACGACGGGTGCCGCGCTCACGATGAACCCGCCGAACCCATGCAGTCGTTACCCGGGCGCGGCCACGTCAGCACCGTCTGCTGCACCAGCTCCGGGCTGATGACGGACGGCGTCGCGGCGCCGGCGAAGCGGGCCTGTTCGATCCACGCGTCGATCTCCCAGATGCCCGTGCGCAGGTTCACCAGGTTCTCGAACCGGTCGTTGAACCCGATCGTCACCCCCTGCCGGGTGATCGTCTGGATACGGCGCGGCAGCCGGCAGTCGTCCTTCCGTAGGCACGCCTTCAGGAACTCGCACATCAGCGTGCCGGTGATCAGCTCGACCCCCGCCGGCGGGCACTTCCCTTCCAGCACGGTGATGGACCACGTGCCGGGGCCGTCGATCTTCCCCAGCTCTTGGCAGATCGGCCACCGCCCGCCGTCGGTGCGCACGACGCGCGCGCCGTCGTACACCGCGACCATCCCGCACGGGTCGTAGTCGACGCCGTCGAGGCGCACGTTGAGCACCTGCGACACCCCGGGCAGGTAGACCTCACTGACCTCCGTGCACTGGCACCCGCGCTTGCACTTCCCGCAGGACATGTTCACCCAGTCCAGGGAGTTCGCGAGCCGGTACGGGCGCGTCACACCCGTGCCGGCGTACCCGCCGCAGCAGTTCGCGGCCGGCGCGCAGTTCTCGCGGCACGGCCGGTAGGTCCGCGGGCACCCGCCGTAGATCTTCCCCGTGGCGGTATAGAGGTAGTTCGCGGCCCACTGCTCCGCCATGATCCGCAGGCCCGGGTTCATGCTCTCGAAGTCCAGGTTGCAGCACTCGTCACAGATGAACGGGGCCGGCCAGCACGCGTCACCGCACGACACGAACCGATCACCGGGCGACTCACCCGGGGACTCGTCGGCCAAGACGTCGAACGCCGTTGAGAACGCGGAAGAGAACTCGGCCATCAGACGATCGCGCCCGTAGCGTCGACCCAGTTCGCGCCGTCCCACCAGATCGCATGACCGAGCGTCGTATCGAAGTACATGAATCCGATAGCGACGGTCGTCGGTCGCTCTGCTGTGGTGCCGTCCGGTGAGGTGGTAGGGGTCCGCGCCACCAGGATCGCGCCCATGCTCACGTGCGAGTCGATGACCCACCCCACGAACGATGACGTCGTTGACGCTGTGAGCGTCCCAGCGGACGAGCCGTAGACCCGGGTGCCGACGCTGAGCGCCGCTGTGTTCAGTTCACGCACGAGACCGAACGTAGTGACCTTGCCGTTGCTGTTGTTCGCGATGTCGTGCGTCGTCACACCGATGGACCTGCCCAGCCCGTCGTCTAGCCCTATGGTCGGCAGGTTCCCGGTCGCTCCGGTGATCTGCACGGCACTGCCGTTCAGGATCGTCGCGCCGGAGTTGTTGCGTACGTTCACCCACTGCTCGTGCCCAAGCTGTAGGACGACGCCGTCGATGTCCGACATCAGCTCTGCGATACCGTCCGAGTCGTTCCAGTGCATGTGACCCGGCGTGTGCACCGGGATCGGTGGATTGGTCTCGAACAGCAGCCCCTCGATGGGGTCTGTGCCATCGGTGCGGCCCCACAGCGCCGTGACGGCGGCTCGCACGTCAGCGGCGCTGATCAGGCCGTCGTCGTTGTCCGGCAGCAGTGCAAGGATCTCCGCGAGCGTCGCCATGGTCTACGTCCTTCCGGTGGGTGCAGTTCGTCAGGTCACAGAATGACCCGCGAGCGCCGATGGTCCGTCTCTCGGCGCTCGCGGGTCATGATGGGTGTCAGGCCGGCACGAGGCACGGGTCAACGGGCGATTCCAGCGAGAGCCCGACGTATCCGTACTCCGCCGTCGGCGGCAGGCAGTCCTGGCACGTCGCGATGTAGCTGGGCGGGGGAACGTCGGTGGCCATCTTCCGCATGATCGACCCCTGACGCATCGGGTCAACCAGGCGGCCGTCGACGCTCTGCTGAACGTCGTTGTACGGGCCGCGGCCCCAGCCGTGGTTGCCCTTCGCGAACCCCGCCAGCGTGATCGACCAGATGGTGTCGGACCCACCCCACTCGATCTCACCGTCGAGCTGCCAGTTTTCGATGCACGGGAACAGCGCGTAGCCGTACCGGGCTCCGGCGCCACAGTCGATGCCGGCCACACCGGTCCACATCTCCAGCGCCACCTGATTCGTGTTGATGCCGTCCATGACATCGATACCGACGGCGTTGCACGCCTGGTCCATGACGATCGGCCAACCGGTCAGCTTGCTGATGAACCACGGGTCGACCTGGCACAGCGTGATCGACACGTTGAAGCCCTGAAGCACCGACGGGTCGCGCTCGCTGATGCAGATGTCGCCGTTCGCCTTCCGTTCCAGGATCTCTTCACCCTCGTCGACCTGCGCTTCCGCGCTGACCAGGGTGAACGAGTCCGTCACGGCGATACTGCACGGCAGCCCAGCCGGAGATCCGGGCGAGCCCGGGGAGTCCTCCGGCGGGGGAGGCGTGCAGCAGTCATCGAGTTCGGTGACACGCAGAGACTGAGCCCTGAAGGGCTTGAAACAGGTCTGAGGCATCCTCTACTTCCTTTCTGTGCGCGTCACGGGGACGGGATGGGTTCGGGGCCAGGCGACTCGTCGGCCACGTTGCTCCGCGACGTGCACGCCGCGGCGATGCTCGACCCGACGGCGAACGTGGCGCACGGCGTGAACGCCGCCAGTGCGACGCGCTCGTCACGCGCCGTCGCGGTGTTGTTCGCCCGGTTGACGTCTCCGAGCATCCCTGTGGCACCTACGCCCGCCCAGATGGCTGACGTGCCGTAGATCCACAGTTCGTCGCCGGCGACAGGGCCACCGGTCGTGTTCCAGGGCACGCACGGGTCACCGGGCGAGTCATCCGCCGGCGATCCGACCGGCGGCCGGCCATCGAACCCGCCGTCGACGATCACCCGCGTGCCCGTGATGGTGAACAGGTTCCCGCCCTCGCGCACGAGGAACGGCCACATCTCCAACGCGAGCTGCGGCCCCACGAGGATGACGCCTCGCCGGCCCGCCGTGGTGTCCGCCAGGGCCTGTTCCAGGCAGCCCACGGCGGCAATGATGTCGTCGAACCCGGTGCCGAGATCGATGGCGTGCGTCTGCAACGACGGGTTCGACAGGTCACCCTGCGCCCGGGGGTTCGCGTCACGGCGAGCAGCCTCACCGGTCAGCAGCTCCCGCGCGAGCGCGTAGCCGGCCGTCGCGTCGAGTCCATCCCGCGCGACGGCCTGCACGTCGATCCCGCCGAACGTTGAGCACTCGACGGCCTGAATCAGCGCAACGGGCCGGAACGTCTCCGTGCCGGCACGCTGCGCGTCCTTCAGCCCCGGGATGTCGCACGGCGGGCACTCGCCCATGACAGTCGGTGTGAGGCACGACGTGTCGTTGAACGAGATACCGCGCTCCCAGCCCTGCGGCAGCGGGCAGGATCCGGAGAGGAACCCGCCCGCTGACGCAGGGGCGCACCGGTCAAGCTCGACCGGGATGGGGATTGGCATTGCTCACCACCCTTCAGCGGTATGGGTGGTGGATCAGACCAGTTCGAGCGCGGGGCTGTCGCTGGTGCACTGCGTGTTGCCGCAGCCGCAGCCGGAGGCAACCGGGATCTCGAAGTAGTACGCGCTGCACCCGCGGAAGCACGTCTTCTCGAACGACTCCGCGAACGCCTGGCGGTCGTTTGTGGCGTTCAGCATCGAGTCGTGGATGTCGGTGCCCAGGTCGAGCGTGCCGCCGTCGAGGAAGACGAACGCGTCTTCGGGCTGGATGTAGACGCCGGCGTCGGCCGGGATCTCGCCGGGCAGCAGAATGCGGTGCTGCTCACCGTCGAACGTGCCGTCGAACGTCCACACCGGGGTGACGCCGACGTCGTTGAGCCACGCGTTGATGGTGGCGTCCGCGAGCTGAAGCGACCCGATGTTGTTGGCGACGCCCAGGTTCGTGATGACCTGGTTGCGCAGGTAGTCACGGATGTACGCGTCCGCGATGACCCGGTACCGGCGGGTCATGTTGCGCTGCGCGGAACGGTCGGCGGCAACGATGCTGTTGATGCCGGTGAGGAACGACGCGAGCGTGTTGCACCCGTCGACGACGCCCAGGTTGACCGACGCGGCGTGGATCTCCTCGATGATCTTCTGCTCTGCGACGCGGTCGAACTCCGCCATGAGCAGCGCGAGCGACGATGCCCAGAACTCCGGCGCGAACTGCGCCTGGAAGTTGCCCACGGTCACACAGCGCACGACGGCGTCGGTGGCGCAGGTCAGCTCTTCGGGGCACAGGATCGGCGGGCAGGGCTTCGTCGGGGACACCCCGGGCGACTCCGGGGAGTCGGCGGCGCACGCGGCCATGTCGTCTTCCAGTGTCCAGATGGACACGTTCTGCGACAGGTCACCGATGCTCATGGCCGGGGCAAAGGTGATCTTGCCGCGCGTGGCCTGGAACTGCGGCAGCGCGTCACGGATCGGACGGCCTTCCTCCGAGCACACGGGGTGCGTGTGGTCGACGTCGCCGGGGCCACAGAGCCCACACGCGGCGGCCAGCGGCGTCTGCTGACCCTGACCAGCACCGAACCACGACAGCATGCGCTGATTGTTCAGGTCGACGTTGAACCCGAGCTGCCGCGACTCGTCGAACTCGCGGTTCAGCCGGAACAGGTGGCCCGGGTTGCCCGGGTTCATGATCTGCTTGGCGTGGGTCGAGAACAGCGCGCCCAGCTCGCTGAAGTCGCCACGGTCCAGGTCGAAGTTCGACGCGACACCGACACCCTTGTGCCGAATGCCACGCTTCGCGACGGGTGCGGGGGCCTCCGGCACGCGGTCCTTCGCCATGGCCTTGATGCGCGCCACGATGGACGAACCGGTCGACGCGGCCACGGGCTCCGCGGCCTTCGGGTCAGCGCCCGCCGGATCCGTGTCGCCCGCCTTCGGGTCGTCGCCGGCCTTCGGCTCACCGCCGTTGGCGTCCGCTGCGGCCTTCGCGTCCGCTGCCGCCTTCGCGTCGTCGTCGTCGAAGATGCCGGTGCGCAGGGCCTTCAGCTCTTCGCGAGCCTTCTTGTCCTCGTCGGCGCGCTTGTCCAGCTCCTTGCCGATGGCCTGCACACCGGCGTGCAGCTCCTTCGCCAGTTCGAGATCCGGCGTGTCCGCCTTCGTCGCGGCGTCGAGAGCTTCCTTCAGCTCCGTCTGCGCGGCGTTCAGGTCGGCGGTGGTGGGCTTGTCGTCGCCGTCGAGCGCGGCGAGGATCTTGAGCGGATCGGGCTTTGCCATGTCTGTTCCTTTCGACAGGGCACGGAATGGTCACGTGGCCTGCCTGACAGACAGTCGCCTACCCGGATAGTAGCGCCTAGGCTCGCGCGTGTCCGGTACCCCGCGGCCATCTGGGTTCCCGCAGGGTGCCGGACATCACTGCGCCAGGGTCTCGACGTGCCGCACGAACGTGAGCTGGTCACGCTGGTAGGTGATCTTCGCTGCCCGCTTGCGGACGTCGGCGCTCGCGGCCTTCCACGCCTTCGTGTCGGTCATGAGCTGGTTGACGGTGCGCGTCCACTTCGGGATGTCTGCGCGCGGCACGTAGATGCCGTGACCGCCCATGGCTTCCCTGATCCCCGGGTCGTTGGACGCGATCAGCGGGATGCCGGACACGGCCCCCTCGACGCCGACCCGCCCGTACGATTCGGAGCGGGACGGGAACACCTGCACGCGGCACTGCGCGTAGAACTCTCGCGGGTCCATGAACTCGACCAGCTCGACGTTCGGCAGCCCCTTGAACAGGCTGACGCCGTTGCCGCGCCCGTCCTTCACGACCAGAAAGCGGTGTTGCGGCAGCGAGCGCGCGACAGACGCGACGACGGCGCCACCCTTCCACGGCGACGACAGCGACAGCCCGACCTTGCGTCCGGGCTTCGTGCGGTACCGGTCAGGGTCGATCGGCGGCGGAACGACGATCTTCCGGTACCGGCTGCCCTTGTCGACTGCGGCGCACGCGTTCGACGGGTACCAGACCATGTCGGCCAGGCGCAGGCCCGGGTCGTTGGTCTGGTAGCTGTGCTGGAACATCAGCCGCTTCGCTCGTGCACGGTTGATGAGCCCCAGCGTTCCGGACGGTAGCCCGGAGTTGTACAGCACGACGTCATAGCGGGTGTCAGAGCGGTACTGACCCAGCGGTTGCACGGTCAGGGGTGCGTCGATGGGCTGCACGAACCGGGGCGACGGCACGAACACGTCGACGTCGTGACCACGGAGCGCGAGCGGCACCACCAGCTCGACGACGGTGGTGGCGCGCCCGCGCCCGTACGCGAACCCCTGCGCGAAGACAGCGACCCTCACGAAGCGGTCTCCAGTACCGGCCATGCGGGGTGCACGACCATGTGCGCGGACACCAGCGTGTTCCGGCCGTTCGTCTCGAACGTGGGGATCTGCTCGATGCTCACCGGCGCCCCTGCGGCCTGTGAGAGAAAGCCCGGATCGATGGTCGGAACGATGCTTCCGGCCACCGCGAGGCGCCCGCTGCCATCCTCCCACGCACGCACCCGTGCGACGACGGTGGATGTGTCCTCGTGGATGCGGCGCACGTCCGACGCCGTCATGCCGGCATACAGGTCCGCGTGCTTCCCGCCGGCGGTCAGGACACCCGTGCGGATGACTTCCCCGTTGTCGAGCGTCGTGGTCCATGAGTGGAAGTTGGACAGCTTCGGGTCCGGGTCGGGCTGGTACCGCTGGCACCGGGTCATGTCGCCGTTGCGGAAGCATCCCTGCCCAGCGATGTGCCCCGTGATGCGCCCGTCAGGGTGGAACGTGAGCGGCTGCATGGCGTTGCCCCGCGCGTCCCACTTCGCGAAGTGGTCGGCGGGGTAGACCACGGCCTGCGCGACCGTGGTGGCCGCTGCGGCGATGGGCTTGTCTGTGACGACGACGCCGTCAGGCGCCGTGAGCAGCGTCGGGCAGGTGTCGCAGTCGGCGCCGCCACGCAGGCGCTCGCTGAACCGCTGCGCGAGCTTCAGCGCCCCGTATCGCTTCAGGGGGTCCATCAGTCGTCCTCTCCGTCACCGAACGGGCACGGCGGCCACGTCTCGTCTTCGTCGCGGATCTGCCCGTACAGGGAGCAGATACGGGCCTCGATGCGCGGCACCTCGTCAGCCGGGATGTCCGCGGCGCCCACCCCGCGCCCGCCGGCGGTGGCCGCGACACCCCGGGGCACGATCCGCAGTTCGCCGTCGACGACGTCCGCGAACCCCAGCGAGTAGGCGCCCATCGTGGACGGATCCGCGTCGGCGTCGCGGTACAGAAACGCGCGCGACACCGCTTCCGTGTCAACGTTGCCGCCCTCGTCGGTGTACAGCTCGAACACGCGCCGTCGCGCTCCCGCGCCGTCCCACTCCAGATCCCGCGCTGCGATCGGCAGGTCAGTCGACCCGATCACCGCGGCGGCTAGTGCCTTGTCGACGAAGCCCTGCCGCAGCTTCGCCAGCTTGAAATTCGCCAGTGCATCGTTCACGCTCGTCACCCTCCCAGGGTCGGTTGAAGCTCGGACCATCCCGTGTCGACACGCACCAGCTCCGCCGGCGCCGCGACACATTCACACCCCGCATGATCCCCGGGGAACGCGAGAAACCCGCCAGCGAACACGGGAATCTGGTCCACCAGTGCGTCTTTCAGGGACAGGTGCACCGGGTGCGGGTGCAGCCCCTGGTACAGGTGCAGCCACCGGTACAGCGTGCCGCCACCAGCCGACTGCACGGGCGCGAGCTGGTGGTCACGCCTGAGAACTGCCATCGTCGACGCCGCCAGCGCTATCCCGCTGACGGCCCCCCCAAAATCCGACGCTTCACCTCCGCCGGCTATGGTCGCGATCTGCCGGGCCGACATGCTCGCCTCCGCCGTGCCGGTGCCACCGCCGCGGATGGCCGCGACCACCGACCCGACGGCGGCCAGGAACGCTTCACTGGCGCCGATCACGCGTGGATCCTCTGCGGTCGACGTCGGGATGTCGATGCCCATGGCGCGGATCCTGCCCTGCGCGCGGGTGATGATCCGCAGCACCCGCACGAGGGCTTCCTGCGCGGTCTGCGTCAGCGTCGCTTCGGCGTTCGGGATCTCCCCCTGGTAGGTGCGTGCGATCTCGATGTTGGACACGTCGCGGGGCAGCGCCATGCCGGGTCGTCCCTGCGACAGGGAGCGGATGCGGGCGCCCAGCTTTTCGAGCACCCGGTCAGCGATGTCCTGCACGAGATCCTGGAAGCTGGCGTACGCCTGTTCGTCGATCTCTGCCAGGCGCCGCCCGTCGATCTCGACCCCCTGCGCGCCGATCGCCGCGGTGGTCGGCTGCGTGGCCTGCGTGATCTGCCGCTGCTCTGACACCTCGATGACCGGTTCGGCGTTCGCTTCCTGATCTGGCTGGGGGCCGGCCTCGATCTGCTGCCGCCCGGGGCCAGACTCCGACTCCGGGGCTCCGAGCTGTTCGCGCGCCCACTCGTCGGACACCAGGCCCGCTTCCCACGCTGCGAGCACGTCAGCGATCGCCGGGCGGCGCTTCAGCAGCGGTGCCGGGTCCGGGGTGATCTCGATGGCGTCGACGTCGGCGCCGGTGAGCATCGCGATAGCCGCGGCCATGGCCTGCCCGACGGGCGCCGCCAGGGGCTCGACGTGCCCCAACCAGTTGTCTTCCTGGGATGCCCACGCTGTCCAGTGGGTGGAGTCTTCCAGGCCCAGCAGCAGCGACGGCGTGATGTCCAGGCCCACCGCGAGCTGCCTGATCAGCCGGTCGACGCGCTCGTGCAGCCGCTCGTCGATGGGGCCGGTGAAGTCGAGTGTCTTCCACCCGTCGATGTACTGCTGCGGCCACCCGATCAGGTTCGGCACCGCGACGGACGCCGACTTTTCGTCCGTCAGCGGGTCCATCATGACCTTCGCTATCTTGCGCTCGAACGCCTCCGGGTCGGGGCCGGCCCCTTCCTTCGGGTACAGCACCGTCAAGAGCTGCGCGGTGCGGTTCCTCGCGGTGGCGCGGGCCTGCGCACGGGTCAGGATGAGTTCGGTCGCGATGTCCTTCACGGCCATCACCGGGGAGTCAGCGCGCTCGTCTAGCGCCGGGTCCTCGATGACCACCTGCACGACGGCGGTAGCGGCCTCCGCGACCTTCTTCTGATCGTGGGGGAGCGGCGAGCGGATGATGCGCCACCGGGGCTTGCCTGCCTGGCTCTGCGGGGTGCGGATCAGGTAGAACTGGCCCGCCACCTGAAGATGGATCGCCGCGTAGGTCGCGATGCCGCGCAGGTCGTTGCCGAACGCCTGCCGCATGACCTCTTCGGAGTCGTCGACCTCGTCACCCTCGATACTGAGGCGCCAGTCCAGCCGGCCGACCAGGCGGGCCTGTTGGTTGACGGCGTAGTGGACCTCCGGGACACACCGGTAGATGTGCCACAGGTCCGTGTCGATCAGGCTTGTCCGGGGATGGTTCGGTATGCGGTCAAATGACCGGACCGTTGCCGCCGTGATCGGTTCGTCAGCGTTTCGGAACAGGCCCATGACCGTACCCTAGGCGTCCGTTGCTGCGGCGTTGCCGATCTCGACGAGCTTGACCCGAGTGTGGAGTCCCCACGAGTTCCCGCAGCCACAGCCCGACCAGGAGAACGGCCCCCATGACCCGCGCTTCGCCGCGGTCTGGATTGGCTCGCCGTCTGGGAGCGCGTACCTGGTGACGCTGTCGATGTCCTTCCCCTTGTTGCGGGACGCCGCGACGTAGATGAACTCGTCGGTGATGATCATGCGCGCGAACCGGTCGCGCTTCCCGTTTCGGGGACCGATGTTCGTGGTCACGTCGACGGGGTACAGGTCCGCGGGGGTGCGCAGGGTGGCAGGTTCAGGCCGTAGGGCCTTGCGGCGCGTGACGTCGCGAGCGGGTGCGGGACGGCGGGTTCCGATGGGCTTTGATCGCATGTCGCGATGGTATGACCATCCGTATGCATAGTTATGGATCCCGGGCATAGCGAAGCCCCCGCAACCGTGTCTGGTGTCCGGTTGCGGGGGCCTTCCCCGCGAAGGGATGAACGCTACGCAGTGAGCACGATAACCCGGGTTCTCACCCGCGCCCGTGCGCCGCGAGGACGTCGGCGTGTCGCGCACCCCGCGCTGACTTGCCACCGATGCGCTGCGTCGAGACCTTGACGCCGGCGTCGGTCAGGCGCCGCGAGACATAGGCCGTGTCGACGTCGGTGGCGGGGTACTCGTCGGGGTGGCGCTCGACGAGCTGCTGCGCGAGCGCGGCCGACCACGCGTTCACGGCAGGCTTGCCGTCGACGACGGGCCACACCGCGAGCACGTCGCCTAGGAACGACCGGGTGCCGCCGTCGTGCTCGTCCGGCGCGACGACGCCGGCCGCCATCCCGGTCAGCGTGCCTGCCGCGCGCCGCAGGGCAGCGGCCTCCGTGACGATGCGCTCGACCTCCGGAAGGTCGACCTTCGCCATCATGGCGCGCACCATGCGCCCACCAGCGGTGCCGACGTACGCGACACCCGGTGTCTCGATGTCGACGGCGCGGTACCCGCGGCCGTGCGCGTCCGACCCGAGGATCAGGTTGGCGTCGCTGATGTTCGTGACGCCGTGCCCGATGCGGTGCCCGAGCTGGTCGAGGATGCTCGACGGGATCGCGCCTTCCTTCGTGCCCTGCGTGACCAGGCGCACGATGATCCCGACGGCGCGCGCCGTGCGCACGACGTCGTCGAGCCGTTCCGCGATCGTGTCGCCGGCCGCCGTGGTGAACGCGCGCTGCGCCTCGTCGACGACGAGCATGATGGGCGGCATGTCGTAGTCGCGGGCCACCTGGGGTGTCAGCTTCCCTTCAGGGGTCACGGACGCCGGCAGCGATTCGAGGATGCGGCCACGGCGCCCGATCTCCGCCTGAAGCCATGCCAGGTCGTCCGCGAGCGCCGCCAGGTCTGCACGGCTCGTGCCGGACCGCAGCGTGTGCGCCACGGACGCGAACCCGCGGTAGTCACCCCCGCCCTTCAGGTTGTGGATCAGCAGCATCACGGTGGGGTCGCACGCGGCGGCCATCAGTTCGAGGCGCGTGGTGTAGCTCTTGCCCATGCCGGTGCCGCCACCGATCAGGCCGTGCACCTCGTGCAGCGGCGCGGTGACGATGTTGCCCTGCGCGTCGACGCCCATGGGCACCGGCTCGAAGAACGACCGGGCCGCGACCTTCGCCCACGGCCACCGGGGGGGCTTGCGCTCCGACAGCAGCGTGTGCGCAATGAACAGCTCGAACCGCAGCGGGGACACCTCCGGGCGCGCCTCGATGACGACGCACTCGGCGGGGCGTCCCAGCGCGCCGGCCAGTTCCTCGTGCTTCTTCACGAGGCGCGAGACGGGCACACCCGGGGGCAGGTCAATGACCATGCGCTCGCCGCCCTTGATGGGCGTGGCGGACACGATGACGGGACCGTGCGTCCCACCGGTGGGCATCGTGACCGGGCCGAACCCTGCGATCGCGAGCGCTTCGGTGACGAACGGGCGCGACAGCGGGGGCCGCTTGCCCTTCGCGGTGACGTGCCGGGCTGCGGCCTGCGCCTCCGGGCGACGCGTGAGGATGCGGTGCCCGACGGCGTGCATGGTGACGTAGGTGGCGCCGACGGCGATCGCGGGCACGAGGCCCCACTGCCCCAGCTCGATCCATGCCCACGCGCCGATGATTGGTGCACTGGCAACGATCAGTCGGCCGATGCTCGCGCCGGCGTGCGCACGCCGGATGTCCGACCGGGCACTGAGCGTCGGTGCGGCCTTGATCTCGGCGGAGCGCATCACGGCGTCGTCTGCCGCGACCACCCACCGGAAGCACCGTCGCACGGTCTCACCGGTGCCACGCAGCGCGTACCACGGGGACCGCACCACGTGGCCACCAGCACGCGCCAGGGTGCCGCCTACGCGCGATTGCACCCACGGGCCGACCTCGCGGCGCTCGCGGGTCACGCGCGTCTCGACCACGGTTCCGTCGTCGACGTCGTCGACGTCGTCGTCGGTGCACGCCTCGTCGGCGCGCGGGGGAGTCGTGGGCGACAGCTCGTCCCAGGGGATGGTGACGTCGTTGCCCTCGTCGTCGACGAGCCGCACGTACTGGCGCCCGTCGTCACCGCGCACCAGGGGCGCGTTCCAGATCATCCCGTCGGCGCGGGTGATGAGCACGGTTTCCGGGTCGGTCAGCTCGTCCGGGTCGGGCAGGTCTACGGGCTCGTTGGTGGTCATGTCCGCCTCTCGTGTGAGGCAGGCGGTAGGTTTGTTTCCGCCTGCACGTGTCGCGTTCGGGTGGTCAAGGCTGCGTCTCCCGTGTCGGCATGCGGGAGACGCAGCCTTACTTCGTCTCGTGGGTGATGCGCCGTACCTGCGCCGGTGAGAGACCGGTCCAGCGGGAGATAGCCCGGTCGGGCACCTCGTCCCCGCTCGCTGCCTTGATGGCCTCGTTGCGCGCGTCCAACAGCGTCTTGGTTTGCGCGGTGTGCGCCGCCAGCTCTTCGGCTGCGGCGGTGACTAGTTCACGGTGTCCCATGACTACGTATGGTCGCATATCCACCAGGGGGGACGCAAAACCTTACGGGCACGAATCAACCCCCCTTGCACACTATCGGGGGCGAACCGTACCGTGGACCACTGACACGCGACACGAACCCCAGGGAAGGCACCCCGATGGACCACCACCGCAAGATCGGCAACTGGCTGCTCGTCGCGGCCTCGTGCGCGTTCATCGCCGCCGTGACGGCCGGCTACGGTGCCGACGTGTTCGACGGCGTCCGCACGGCGGCCACGGAACTCGTGTGGTTCACGCGAGTCGCGACCACCGACGCGAAAGAGCTGGTGTGGGTCGCGGCGCAGTGAAGCGCCGACGCAAGCTCTCGCCAGCGGGCAACGGGCCGCTCGCGGTGCTGCTCTGGTGGCTCTGGAACGTGATCTGGTTCGGGGCCTGCATCCTGGCCACCATCTACCTCGCGCGCATCCTGATAGCGCTGCTGTACTTCGCGCTGGTGCGGGGAGTGGGCGCGCCATCCTGACATAACGGCAATTAACGGCAGAACGGAAACGACGTGACAAAGCGATTCACCGTCTGGTGCAACACCGACGACGACGGCGGCCCGGACCTGCATTCCCACGCGCACGGCGTCGAGCTGGTCGACGCGGACGCATGGTCGGCGTGGCTCGACGAGCACGCGCACCATGACCTGTCGCTCGTCATCGAGAACCTGACCGGCCTGCCGTTCTTCCAGGCGAACCGTGGCGGCATCCGGTTCGAGGTGCCGACGGAAGACGAGATCCGCGCCGCCTACGCCTGGCAGAACTTCCGCACGCAGCGCGGCGTGCACGCGAGCAAGGAAGTGCGCGAGCACGAGCACGCGGCGTTCCTCGCCGGCTGGGCGGCCGCCCGGCAGCGCGACGCCGTCACGGTGCCCCGATGACCGCCGCAGAGCGCGAGCGTGCCGAAGAGGTGGCGCACGGCGGCCTGGCATCACGAGACGGCGACCTGGTCGAGCTGGGCGACGGCGTCCGGTGGTGGTTGAACGGTCAGCCGTGGGCGCGGAATGAGGCCGATGGGCTGATCTTCCAGGATCGCGCCCGCGTCGCGGCCATGCGGCAGCAGATCCGCGGGGGGTGACTCCCCCGTCGGCATATATGACGAGAGCCCCCACCGGGCAGGCGGTGGGGGCTCTCGCGTTCCCCGTTGGAGACGGCCCGGGGTGGCCAGCCATAGCCGTCCGCGCGGCATCTCGACGGCGACGCTACCAGCGGGCGCCTGCCTACGATCGATCCATGAGCGAACCCACCGCCAGCGACAGCCCGATCACCGCGCAGATGTCGACGGAGCGCCTGAAGAACTACTGGAAGACGGGCGCCGGCGGCGCTCGCATCCGCTGGGGCACCGACGGTGACCTGACCAGGTGCCACCGGCTCGTGACCCGGGAGGCCGGCGCCGATGCGGCCACGTTCGACGTTTGGGGCTACTGCCAATCGCTTCATATCGAGCTGTTCGGGCGACCGAACCCCGAAGACTAGCCGGTCGGCATGACCTTGGGCGTAACGCCCTTGGATGCCATCCACTTGTGCGGGTCCTCTGCCCACTTGCTGCTATTGCATGACTGGCAGGCAGGAACGAGGTTGTCGACGTGGTGCCTGCCGCCACGAGCGACCGGGTAGAAGTGATCCAGGTGTTCCCACTCCGTGTCGCAGTAGTTGCAGATGCCCGCGGTCTTCGCCAGCACTTCCGCTTCCATCTCCGGCGTCACGTGTTGGCCGATGGCGTGCCAACGCTTGCGCTGGTACTCCCGCTTCTTCGCCCGTGAGTAATCCAGGTTCTCGCGGTACTTAGCCCGACGGCGCGCCAGGATCTCATCCCGGTTTTCGGTGCGCCATCGTTCGTTCTGGACCTTTCGGGAGGCCAGAGCCTTTTCGTGGTGCTTGTAGTAGTGGCGGCTGGAATACTCGGCGCCCTTCTCCGGGTGCTCTTCCTTCCACTTCCGCACGCGCTCGCTGATCTTGGCGCGGTTCCGCTTGCCGTAGTCGCCCTGCTGCGCCTTCACGCAGGGCTTGCAGTAGAACCCCAGGCCATCCTTGCGGGATTTGTCCTTGTAGAAGTCCGTCACCGGCCGGGGCTGCTCGCACCTCTTGCACACCTTTTTGTCCACATCCGATAGTTTACCCCGCTACTGCCAGAATCTACACCGGACTACCAGCCGCCCAGCCGCGGGCGCTCCGTCCATACCTCGATGGGGCCGACGTCGGATTCCCGCATCCGGGTCAGGGCCTGCGACGTCGAGTCAACGATGTCGTCGTGCTCGCCCGTGGGGAACGACGAGAGTTCCGTGACGAAGTCGTCGACGAAGCCCAGCCCTTCCGGCAGGCTCACCTGGTGGGCCTCGACGAGCGGCGCGACCGACTGCGCGCGGACCACCTTGGATCCGTTCGCAGCCCGCACCGGCACGGCAACGATGCCGTCGAGGGTGCGCCGCAGCGTCGAGATCGCAGCAGCGCCGTTCGCCGCTTCCTCGACCAGGTGCGCCGTCGCGTTCGGGAAGCGGCCGATGAACGACGTCATCCGTTCGAGCTGCACCGTGAACGGGCCACGGAACCGGATCATGTCGAGTAGGAAGTACCGGTTGCCGGTGCGCTGCCACGCGGTGCCGACGCACCAGTCCCCCGACTCTTCGCCGCCGGTGCCGAACGTCAGGTCCCAGCTCGTGATGATCTGGTCTGCCTCTGGGAGATCCGCGGGCGAGTGGTACTGCCACCACGCGAGCTTGAACACGGTGCCGTCGACGTCGCCGGGGTGTTGCTGGTAGAGCGCGTTGAACACCGCGGTGCCGACGCTGCGTTTCGTCTTCGCCCACCGGGCCAGGGCCTCTTCCCTGGTCTCGTGCGTCTGCACGGACAGCATCGGTTCCCCGACGTCGCGGCCCAGCGCGTCACCGGGCTCCGCGATGGCGGGGAAGACGATGGTTCGCCAGTCGTCTTCGCGGTCCTTCAGCAGCCGGCCGGACAGGTCGTCTTCGTGCCACCTGGTGGCGATCGACAGCACGATGCTGCCGTTCTGGCGCATGCGGGGCTTGACCACCGACCGCCACATCGACCAGACCTTTTCGCGCATCGTCTTGCTGTACGCGTCCGACATGTGCTTGATGGGGTCGTCGATGATGGCGACGCGTAGGCGCCGGCCGGACAGACCGCCGGCGAGACCACGCGCGAGGATGCCGCCGACTCCCCCGACGGTCCACGCCTTGACGCCACCCACGCTCTTCGTCGACCCGCGCTGGTCGTACTGCATCTTCACGTCGAGGCTGAATTTCTCCGCCAGGGACGCTTCCGCGCTGATGAGGCCGATTTCCCAGGTCGGCCGGTTCAGGGTGAGCCACAGCGGGAAGATGACGGACGCTATCTGCGACTTCCCGGAGCCCGGGGGCATGCTGATGATCAGGTTGGTGTCGAGGCCCTGGTCAGCGCGCTCGACGGCCTTGCCCAGGGCGGCCATCAGGGCATCGGTGTGGGGCCTGGCGATGTAGGTGGGGCCGACGACGTCGTGCGCGAGATCTCCGAGACTCATGGCCGCTTGCCGGCACGCTTCCAGGCGCTTGACGAGCGCGACGCGTTCCATGGGCACAGAGTCGGCGTAGAGCCGGCGGACCTCGTCGTCCGTCAGCCCGCACAGGACATCAGTCCCCGGGGGTGCCGGCGTCAGTGTCGTCATCGTCGTCGCCGTCGCGCTCTGTGGCCCGCTCCGCCAGGATCGCGTTCAGCTTTTCGTCGAGCTGCGCGTTGGCGCCTTGCAGGGTGATTGCCTGCCCGGGGACGTGGCCGGTGCGGTCGAGGATGCTGTTGGCCGCGCGGACGCGGTCTGCGGCTTTTTCGCTCTCGTCGCTCACGATGGTGCCCAGTGCGCGCATGGCGTCTTGCACGTAGTCGAACAGGCTGACGGTGGTGCGCTCGATGTGGCGTTGTGGGTGCTCGACGTGCCGGCCGCAGTAGTCGCCTACGGTGGCGATGTTCTCGCACTGGGCGCGGGCGTGCTGTCCCCCGTCGGTGATGTGCTTGCACTGGTGGTCTGCCGGGTTGGGCTGCTCTGGCAGGCTGTCGCTATCGGTCATCGGATTCACCCCATTTGTCGTCTACGGTCGTGCCCCTAACCGTCGCTTCCTAGCCATCCGGTGACGGCGCTTGCTGCCCACATCATGACGGCTGCCTCGACGGCGGTGTATGGGTGCGCGAGCCACCAGACGCCCCAGGTGAGCGCGGTGGCGAGCCAGAACCCCAGGCACCAGGGGCACGAGACGAGCGTGTCGAACCACTGGGCTACGGGGTGCGTCGACGCGCGTAGGCGCCCGTGGATGGGCTCTGTGATGCTGTCGATGGCGGCGAGACGCCAGAGCCGGAACGCTGCGAGGCCGATGAGCCCTGTCCAGACGATCAGCACGAGGGGGTCGGTGGTGGTCATCGTCGCCTTCCGATGGTGTTGACTGCGCGAGCTGGTGCGGGCTGTTCGGGGACGACGCGGTTGCCGGTCGGTGTCTTCAGCACGCGGTACCGCATGCGGCGCTTGCGCATGCTGTATCGGGCATCGCTGGCCTTCGGGTTCCTGGTCTGCGCGTGGTCAGGCACTCCGGGGATCTCGAACGGGCTGTGCCCGGTCAGGCCGGCCTTGCGTAGGTGCGGCTCGATCGCTTTGGTGAACGTCGCTTCGTGGGACGACAGCCACGTGGTGGTGGCGGGTACGGCGTTCGCGGCGTAGAACTTCGGGTCGCGGAGCTGCGTGCCGCCCAGGTGCGCGAGGTTCCCGTACAGGGTGCGGACCTGCGGGGCGGCGATGCGCATGGCCTCCGCGGTGGCGAGCGCGCGGCGCATGTGCCGCTTGTGCACGAGCAACGGGGTGTGGATGTCGTAGTTGTACAGCACGACGCCGGGCATCATGCGCTTCAGCTTCGCGTCGGTCTGGCGGAGCCCTTCGGCCCACTTGCTGTGCCACGCGGCGAACGCCGGCAGCACCTGGTCGTTCCGGCCGCGGTGGATGGGTGGCAGCTCGTCGATCGGGTGCATCAGGTAGAAGTCGTCATTCCACATGATCCACGGGTCGGTGACGTCGGGGTTCTCGCAGGCCCACCGGTAGTGAGCGCGGGTGGTGCGGTACTTCGGCGTCAGCGTGGGGCGCTTCACTGCGGTCAGGCGGGGGTGGTCGCGCCGGAGCCATGCCGGCCAGGATCCGACGATCCAAATGTGGTGGTAGGGCAGGTTCCTCTCGATGGACCGTAGCGCGTAGCGCAGCTCGCGGTTGTCGCCGGGTCGGCATGGCAGAACTACATCGGGTGCGTCGGCGCGGTACGGCATTGGTCCCCCTGTGTCCGGGTCGATGTGTCTGCATGGTAGGCGTGCGGGGGCGCTGTGGCGTGGATCTTCACGAGACACGATGTCGAGAACATTGCCGAACATGTTTGCGCCGGTCACGGTGTATATGTCAACATGGGTGTTCAGGTGTCCGGAGCCGAGACCGGACGGGATAAGGGGATGCAACCGTGATGTACAGCGCAGGGGCCGGCCTCGTGGCCCTGGTGTTCTTCGTGATGATGATTCGCAAGGGGCGCACCGACGGCCCGTGGGCCATCGCGCTCGTCTTGTGCTCGTTCATCATCGGAACGGCCCCGATCATCAGCGGCGTTCTGCCGGGCCTGATGAACTGGCTGGCCAACCTGATTTCGCAGGCCGTGTTCCACCAGGCGGTGGAGACGGGCGGGGTGTACTCCGGTGCCGTCATCATCATCTCTGTCGGGCTGCTCGCGTGGTGGCTGCGAGACGGCCACGTCAGCAAGGGTGAGAAATGGGGCCTGGTGATCTGCTCGTTCGTCGTCGGGTCGACGCCTCTGGTGACGTCGTGGTTCCCCACGGCACTGAACGAAGTGTGGGCCATGATCCCTGTATGATCGGCGCGTCGAACCCTCGACGAGCAGCAAGACTCCATCCGGAGAGCCCCCCACTGTGACGGTGGGGGGCTCTTTGGCGTTCAGGGGCTGGTGTGGCGCACGGGTGGCTGCTCGACGACGCCCAGGATGGCGGAGCGCACGCGATCCTGCGGGCGGGGCACGTCGGCGTCTTCCTCGACCAGCTCGCGTGGGACCTGCACCGGCTCGCTGATGTGCACCACGCCATCCCGGACGGCGCCGGTTACTACCGTCGCCGTGTCGTTGAGCACGTCGACGCCGAACACGCGCTGCTCGCCCGCCGTTGGTTCGTCGTCGTCGGGCATCGTCGAGCTGGTGCGCACGCCGGCCTGTTGCGCGAACGGCAGCCGGGCCTCTGACCCACTCCCCCGCGGGCTGAACTGGGCGACGGCGTCGCCTAGCTTGGCGGCGAAGTCGGGCGGCACGGGGACGGGAAGCGGTGGCGCCGGCGTGGCCGGCTGGGGCGTGGTGGCTGCGTCGTCGAGCCGGGTTATGCGCAGCTCGCCGGCGTCGTGGCCGGCGAGCGCCATGAGCACGCGCCGGTCGTCGGCCGTGATCTGGCTGGTGTCGATGTCGATGGTGATTCGCACGGGGTTCCTCTCGCTGGGGGCATGACTGCGCCCCCCTGGGGCTTCGGAACCAGGGGGGCGCAGTGTCGACGTTACAGGGCGGCGCGGACGCGGTGCCGGAGTCGCCGGCCGCGCGCGTCGTCGGTGAACAGGGCTGCCAGGATCTCGGCATCGGACGCGGCGAACCCGTCGGCCAGGCTGACCCGTGGGTCAGAGCTGGTGAACGTGTCGTCAGCGGCCCGGAGCATCTGCCAGTCGACGGCGGGGGCGGGCAGGTCGCGCAGGCGCGCGGCCTCGACGCGGCACAGTGCGCAGATGGGCTCACCGTCACGAGTGGTGCGGTCGGTGCGCTCCCCGTGGGGGCACGGGGCGTGGGTTCGGATCGTTGCCTGGCTCATGAGGATCACCTCCGGTCTCCGTCGCTCTCTCGTGTGTCGGTGTGTCTGGTCGGTCCCATTATCACGCCGGTTGGCCGAATTGACCACCCCTTACCCCCGACGGGTATGTCAGTTTGGCGTTTCGGCCTCCGAGATCCACGCTGCCAGAACGGCGCTCACGAACTCTTCCATGGCCGCTGGAATGTTCCCCTCGAAGCCATAGATGATCTTGTCGTCGACCTCGTCGCCCCGGAAGTGACGGGCCAGTGCCGGCGTCAGGGAACGGTCGATCATCTGCGCCATGCGCAGTTCGCGCGACTTCGGGTGACGTCCATGGCGTCCAACTGCGTCGCCACGTAGAACACGTTGTCGCTGAGGCCGACGAAGTGCTTTCGGTAGTCGTCGTCACCGTGCTTGCAGGTGACCTCCAACTGCCGGGCCTCGTCGGTGATCGAGCACCGACCCTCGACGACAAACGCGGGCTTGTCGGTGATGCCGTTGATGCCGACGATCTTGCGCTGAACCTCGAACTGGTCGGCGGCCGTCGACAGGTTCTCTGACACGGTCTGCGCGTCCGACGAACAGCCGTTCGCGCCTGCGGTGAGCAGACCTGCGAGGACGACGGCGCCGACGATGTACCTGACGTTCTTCATGATGCCTCCGTGGGTGCTGTGCTGGTGGGGTGTTTCTCGGTAGTTTCTGCCTGCCATTGCTCAACCGTCCGGGTCAGAAACTCGACGATGGGGCGGGAGAGATCTTCGTTGTTGCGCTGGGCACGCAGGCGCGCAGCTCGCGCGAGCTGGGCGCCGACGTAGAGGGTGACGGGGCGCGCGCCGCGGGTGGTCGGCAGCTTCCGGACGGGCTCCGAGCTGGTGGCCACGTACCGATACAGGAACTCCCGAACCATGCTGGCGAGCGTGAGGCCGTTCGCGGCGGCGATCTGTGTGGCCGCGGCCTTCGTGTCCGGCGGGATCCGGAAGCTGACGCGGGGACCGCTCATGCCGTCAGCTCGCGCAGCACGGTCTCGTCGAGTAGATCCATGGGGCGCCAGACGCCGACGTCGACGCCTGCGCCGGCGAGCGCTTCCAGCCATTTGCGCTGGTCGGGTGTCGGGTTCTCGCGCTGCCGCTTCAGCTCGCGGATCAGGAACCGGCCGTGCTTCGGGTGGACCAACGCGACGTCGGGCCAGCCGGCGTCGGAGCGGCGTGAGTCGTGGGTGTGGTAGCTCAACCACCCCAGCTCTTTCGACAGCCGGGCGATCCTCACGCGCAGCGTCTCTTCGGCCATGTCCTTCGCGATCCGGCGCCGGTACTCGTCGATGGTGACCAGGTCAGCCATGGGATCATCCTTCCTGGGCGCGTGCTGTGCCCGTAGTTGGGGGTAGGTGGGGGTGGCGCCTGTTCAGCGCCGCCCCCACCGGCATCACTTTTCGGTGGCGTGCAGGTGTTCGAGCACCCGTGCGGCCTCGTCGAACGTCATGTCGTCGGACGTCGCGGGGCGCTTCAGCACCTGGTCGAAGATCTGTTCCAGGTTGACCTGCGAGGCCCACTGCCGCAGCGCGTCGAACTGCTCGCGGGACATCATCTGCACCTGCGAGCGGGTGGCGCGCGCGGTGCGCACGGGGGGCGCGGACGCTGCGTTGCCGTCGTCGTCGCCGTCGGCCACCACGCCCGTCATCGTCAGCATCGTGTACCGGCGGAAGTACGTGAGCGCGGAGCCGATGCCCTGCGGGTTGCCGTCGGGCAGCTTCATCCGGCTCACCATGGATTCCTGCGTCTCGACGTGCAGCAGCAGCATCACCAGGTGCGTTGCCCCGTCGGCCACTTCGGTCCAGCTCTTGAACATCAGGCCGTGGGAACGCAGAACCGGCGTCATCCGCTGCACGATGGTGGGCAGCGTGGCGTACCGGGAGCCGAAGTGCTCGTTGGCGCCGTCGAGCGGCACCACCAGGAACTCACCCTGAAAGTCCATCAGGGCCTGGTCGAGTGCGGGGGTCTGGTCGGTCATCGCTCGTCCTCTGCGTAGAACTCGTACTTCGGCAGGTCCACCGTGGTGATGCCGGGCCACGGGGTGTCCCATGAGCCGGTCATGCTGGCCTGGCGGTAGGTGTGGATGCCGCGGGTGAATGCGCGGCGCCCCAGGTCGAGAGACGACGGCCCCAGCTTGACCACGGACGCGGTGTAGGGGTAGTCACGCTCGATGACGACGAACAGCACGTCCCAGGGGTTGGTGCCTGCGTGGGCGCCCCACGCGTCGCCGTAGTTGGCTGCGGAGACGTGGTAGTTCATGCGGCCGGCGAGCTTCACGAACTTCGCCGGGTCGGCGCTGTCGGTCGTCTTGAAGTCGATGACGCGGCAGGCGCCGACGTCGACCCAGTCGACGCGGCCACGGATGGGCTGCCCGGTGTCGGCGTGCTCGCTGAAGAACGACACCTCTGACTTGCCGGCGGCCAACAGGGGCTTGACGTCGCGGTTCTCGCGGACAGCCTTTGCCATGGCCTGCGCCTGGTCGTGCTGCTCGTTGGTCAGCGGGTACTTGCCGGCGTCGAGCGCTTCGTCACGGGCACGGCGTGCGTCGACGGTGCGGAAGTCGTTGACGTCGAGCGCGACCACGTCTTCGTCGTCTCCGAGGATGAACGCGTGCACGGCGCTGCCCAGGATCATCGCGGGTGTGGGCTTGCGTTCCTTGCCGCGGTTGGTGTGCCAGCGGTGGGGGTTTTCGTTGATGGCCTTGACGTCGGATGCGGACAGCTCCGGCTGTTGCTGGTACTCGCGCATGGGCATGTCGTGTTCGATGCGCACGGCGGCCCCTCTCTCGTGTGTGTGTGTGCTTACAGGTGTAACACTATCAGGGGTGCGCGCCAGTGACCAGCACTGACACGCACCCCTGGGGGTTGAATTGCCGTCCTACAGTTCCTGTTACGACCTAACCCGACGGTGCGTATCCGCCGTGAGGGTCGCTATGCCCAGCGCCGCAGCACGTGCACGACGACGACGAGCGCGAGCGATGGGCCGAAGCCCATCGGCGGTATGAACGGCACGTACCGGTGCAGCCACCACACCACGAGCGCCGTGGCGACGATCATGAACCAGTGCCCGAAGTAGGCCACCGCTCTCGATGTCAGGTACTCGTTCCCCGTCATGTCGTCACCAGCCGCGGCACGTCGACGGCGTCCGACCAGGCGAAACCCAACGTCGAATCCACGTGATAGCTGTCCGTGTCGTGGCCGGCTGGCTGGTCGCACACGTACGTGATGAACGAGCCACCCAGGATGCCGCCCACGTACGGGCCGGCGTACTTCGCGCGGCACTCGTCGACGTCGGTACAGACGATGATCATGGGGTCACCGCAGCTTGAACATGGCGGCGTCGTGCACCAGGTCGTTCAGGGCCACCTGCGCCGTCAGGTCGTCGGGGTCGGTGACGCCGAACGCGACCACCCACGACCGGACCTCACCGGGCGGGATGCTGGTGGTGGGGGTGTTCGACAGACCGTTGCTGACGTCGTAGACCATGGCGCCTTCGGTCTCCCCGGACGCGACGCTGATGGACGTCAGGACGGGGTCGAACCTCTGGTCGGTGTCGTTGGTGATGCTCACCGTGAACTTGACGTAGTACGGGGTGCTGGCGTCGACGTAGGCCGTTGCGGGCGGGTCGAACTGTTCGGGCTTGGACAGCTTCACCGTCATGCCGTCGGGGTACTCCAGTGCCTTACCGAACGTGCCTTCGGGCTGGTCCGGCAGCGTCTCCGCGGCGTCGTCGACGACGGTGGCGGACGGCGCCGGCTCGTCGACGACGGGCGCCGGCGCCATGGTGCAGCCGGCGATGGTCGCGGCGGTGAAGGCCGCGAGCGCCAGGCCCGGGATGGTGCGGTGGGTGTGGTAGTTGGTGCGCATGTGTGGGTTCTCTCTGGTCAGCGGTTACGTGGTGCCCGGTGGCGTGGCTCTGTTTCGAGCCGGAGCCGCCACAGGGCTTGGATGAGCAGCACTGGCCACAGGGGCGACCAGTGGAAGCGTCGACGCGCGGCCTGCATGCGTCGGAAGCTGTCGGCCCGGATGTCTTCCAGGTCGGCGGCGTGGGCGGCGTCGCGCTCGTGCAGCTCGTCGATGAGCGCGTCGCCGGCGGCGATGATGACGCCGGCGAAGTAGAGGCACCCGACCGTGATGATGATGACGGTGGTCATACTCGCTGATCTCCGTTCCGGATCATGGCGTCGATGGGGTCGGCGTAGTAGCGCCGGTGGCCGCCAGGGGTGCGGAAGAATCCCAGCTTTCCCTTGGCGGCCCATCGGGCAACAGAGCGGATGTGCACGTTGAACAGCTCCGCTACCTCTTGGGGGGTGTAGGACCGGACGTCTTCGGGCATAGGGTCCCTTCAGCTCTCGTTGTCGGCGCGGTGCTCGCGCGGCGGTTGGACCTTCACGCGTGCTTCGCTGGTGGTTCCGTCGTCTTCGTCGACGTCGGTGGGTGCGGGGTGGTGGCCGGCGGGTGGTCCTGGTTTGCAGGGCCATGCGTCGCAGTCGGCGCGGTTGTGGTGAGCCATGTGGGTTCGTTCCTTACCAGGTGCTTTGTTCGTTCATGCCGACCATGGCCAGGCAGACGATGCCGGCCAGGATCAGCGCGAGGACGAACCATGCGCGTCGTCTCACGGGGGTTTCTCCGTTCTGTCGGTTCTGACGGTGCGAGCATGCACCGGGGTGACAACTTGTGTCAATCAGGACACCCGTTCTGTGTCCATCACCCGAATGGGTAGTTCTGCCCTACCCGTTCGGGTGAGCCCTGGTGTTGCATCGGGGGACCTACCTGTGTACTGTTACGCATGTCAGAACGGAACGAACCACGGAGGACACCATGAACACCTACACCGTCACCCTCACCGCAGCCCAGGGCGGCCGTAACCCCCACGCCTTCCGCGGCATCGAGGCCGACAGCGCAGCCGACGCCGTCGTGCTCGCCTACCGCGAGCGCCACCCGCACGCCACGGCCACCCGTCGCGATGTTCACGCTCGCGGCAACGACATCAGCGACACCCGGTTCTCGATCTTCGGCACCGCCGGCGCCGTCACGTTCGCTGACGTCGAGGTCGTCGAGCCGGCCGCGCCCGTCGAGGCCGCGCCCGTCGAGGACACCGTGTCGACGGACAAGGTGTGGCGTTGCGCCGGCCGCTCCGGCTCGATGCTCGCCAAGCGCGACGCGTTCGGGTTCGTCGAGGTGTTCCAGAGCGACGTGGACGCGGAACGCGCGGCCGGCACCCACCTGTTCAAGATCACTGCCTGACGCCATGAGCGTCGACCGGTACAGCGACCCGGACGTGCGCGCCCAGCTCGAAGCGCGCATGTTCCGGGTGAACGAGAGCCACGAAGCGGCCATCGCGCTCCGGAACGAGCTGGCGCGGCTCGTCTCCGGGCGCATCATCACGAACCGGCACCCCGGGTCCGACCACTTCCACATCGAGCTGGACCAGGATGTTGCCGCCGCGCTGCTCGACCTGATCCGGCCGGCCTGGCGCGAGGAAGTCGACGCGGAGCCTGCGCCACTGTCCCCCAGCCGCCCGACGGCATGACCCACAGACCAGAATGGCCCGTCCTCGCTTCCCCGGGGACGGGCCGTTCTACTGTCCGGACATAATCACCTTAAAACGACCGGTGATTTTATTACCGGACCGGTCAGAACGTGTCGGCGTTGAGCCGCTGCTGAAGCTCGCGGACGACGGCCGACGGGTTCCAGATCTCGCCGTCGATCACGGGCATCTTCAGGTACCGCTGAAGCGACCGGATGGTGTCCGGCCCCAAGATGCCGTCGCGCTCGCTCTTCGGCATGTGGATGTGGGCCTGCAAGGCGGCGATGACGCGGGAGCCGCGGGCCTCGCGCACCCACTCCCAGCCCGTGGTGAGCCCGGGGTTGTCGTCGCGGTACGCGAGGCGCTGCGAGGACACTTCGCCGTCCATCGTCGTGCCCAGCTCGTTCTGCAACGCCATGGTCGTCGCGCGTCCCCAGCGGCCGTCGGGCAGCAGGTGCGGGCGCCCGGGGGCGGCCTTCGGCGGCTGGGGGCCGGCGGGAGGCTTCGGGTTGCTCACGAGCATCGAGCCGTCGCGGACGTCGTCGAGGCGCAGCACGGCGTGCTTCCCGGGGCACGCAGTGGCCTTGACGGCGCGGTGCGGGTAGATCTCGGCGCCGGCGTCCCAGAGACTCCCCTTACCGCCGTGGAAGATGCGGGTAACGGTCGCGATCTGTGCGTCTGTCGGGGCGTAGATGTCGTAGTTGCCGGCCAGGCAGATCGACCTGGATGTGCTGTTCCGTCCGCCGGTGTGGGTGCCGCGCCGGTTCCAGCTCACCCCGCGGTATGGCCGGCCGGACGGGAAGACGAGCACGTTGTAAGAGATCCCGGTGCCGAACCGGTTCTGCCCGATCTTCTCGATGGCGCGCATCTGCTCGCGTTCCATGGCCACGCTGGCGTTTGCGGCGAGCTGTCGGGTGACGGAGTGGTGGAAGAACACTTCGTCCGCGAGGCCGTGCAGCGTCTGGTCACCGTCGTCGTAGCGGGCGCCCCACGATGATCGTGTGGCGATGTCTGGGAGTTGGATGGTCATATGCCCATACTGCCCGGTTCGCGGCGCGTAAGGTGCCGTCATGACACCGGATGCCGACATGACATATGACGGACGGATCAGCGCAAGGGTGCGCGAGATCCGCCTACTTCGGGGCCTGTCACAGGCCGATGTGGCACGCCAGATTGGCATAGGCCGTGACGTATTCACGCGGCACGAACTGAACCAGCGGGCGCGTGGGTGGCCCGTGTCGCTGCTCGCTGACGTGGCTGACGTGCTGGAAGTGCCGCTGGCGGCGCTCGTGCCGGGTGAGCGCGTGGTGTGCGAGGGGTGCGGGGCGATCAAGGGAGCATTGGCCCATGCGAGCCTTCCAGCACCCGAACACTGACAACTTCGGCGACACCCTCAGTCTGCCCATCCTGTCGCACTTCGTGGGGCGGCCGGTCGAGCTGGCAGACCGGTCGGAGCGTGGGAAGGTGCTGGCGGTCGGGTCGATCCTGAACGCCTTGCGGCCCGACGACGTCGTCTGGGGGGCCGGCGTGCAGGAAGATCGCCGCTACCAGCCCGTGGGGGCCACGTTCCTCGCGGTGCGTGGCCCGCTGACGCGGTCGGCAATCGACGGCGTCGACGTGCCGCGGGTGTACGGGGATCCGGGGCTGTTGCTTCCGTTGGTGTATGACCCGGTCGTCGAGCTGGTGCATGACGTCGGGGTGGTGCCGCACTTCGTCGACGCGGAGGAATCGCGCCGGCGTAACCCGGGCGCGCTGCACATCAGCACGCAACAGGATTGGCGCGCTGTGGTGCGGCAGATCAAGAGCTGCCGGCGCATCGTGTCGACGTCGCTGCACGGCATCGTCGCTGCGGAGGCGTACGGCATCCCGGTGATGTGGCACGGGTCCTATACGGGCAACATCCGCTCGACGAACCTGAAGTTTCAGGATTACTTCTTGGGCACGGGGCGTGTGCCGCAGCGGCCCGGGGTTGTCGATCCGCTGCCGCGTGACGTCTGGGAGATCACGTGCCGGCGCCTGGTCGAGCTGGTGCCGGAACTGCCCAGGTAGACGACGACGCCGCGCCCCCGTCGGTGGAAGGGGCGCGGCGTCTGGCGTCGGCTCGACGTTGTGTGAGCCTACCGGGACTCTGCCGATTCGCGCGCGGCGTCCGGCTCGACCCACGCCTGCATGGGCCACTCGCCGTTGATGATGATGGGCGTGCCGTCCTCGTTCTTCGTTCCGATGCGGGCCAGGTAGTTCTGATAGCTCGCTGACTGGTCACGGCGCAGGCCGGCCTGCCAGCGGAACAGATCCTGCATCGTGCTGGGCATCTTGTGGTCGTGCTTCCGGCCCATGGCGCGGGCGAGCGCCTGCGCGGCGTAGGCGTCGGCCTCTGCGTTGTGCGCGTTGTCCAGCTCGACGCCGTAGCGCAGGCACGTAGGCGCGAGCTTGCGCTGTCCAACCCCCTTGACGTACCGGTCGACGTGCCGGTCTATGACCATGGGGTCGATGATCGGGCCGGCGATGGTGAGCCCGTTGCCCAGGTGGCGCCGGCACTCGCGGTCGATCAGCGTGAGGTCGAAGGCGGCGTTGTAGACGACGACGGGGATGCCTTCCGCCCAGACGGACGCGAGGCCGCCACAGAGGCGCGAGAGAGCCGTCACGGGGGGCATGCCTTCCTCGCGCGCCTGTTCCGTCGTGATGCCGTGGATGAGCGTGGCCGCTTCGGGGATCTCGATACCCGGGTCGAGCATCAGGGGCATCGAGGCGCTGCGGCCGGCGACGTCGTAGACGTCGAGCACCGCGGTGACGATGCGGTCGTTCTCGACGTCGGTGCCGGTGGTCTCCGTGTCGAGGGTGGCCAGCGGGCCATCCCACCAGCGCAGGTCGGTCGTCGGCTCGCTCATGACCGGGCACCCATCGTCAGCGCGGTCAGGATCTCCTGTGCGGTGGGGTTGCCCATTGCGAGCATCGCTGCGACCTGGTGCAGGGCAACCTGCGGGTCGACGACGATGGCCGGCCGGATGGCGGTGACGGCGTCGGAGCGGTGGCGCGCCTCGTCTTCGCCAACCCATGGGTGGTTGGCCTTGATGCCATCGATGGGCTTGTAGAACGCAACGATCCGGCGGCCGTCGGCCGTGGTGACCTGGTACGTGTTGCCCTCGATCAGCGGGGCCGGCGGGATAGGTCGAGCGACCTGGTAGGGCGGCTCGCCGGCGGCGAACCGGGCCAGCTCGACGGCGAGCTGTTCGCGGTACGCCTCGTACTCCGGTGTCCCTTCCGGGTACTTCGGGCGGGTGATGTCGGTGACGTCGGGGATGTCCATGGGGTTCCTGTCTCGTGTGGGGATGGGCGCGGCCCCCCACCGGATGGTGGGGGGCCGTGGTCGGGTCAGGCCAGTTCGGCGGCCAGGGCCTCCGGGATGGCGGGCACCCAGAGCGTCAGAGCGGTGTCGGGCGCGACGTCCTCGCAGATGGTGGCCAGGGTGCCGTTCCAGGTCTGCCAGACGATGCGCGAGATCTCGCCGTCGTCGTCCATGTCGTAGCCGTTGACGGTGAGCACGCCGCGCCCGCCGTCCTCGCTCACCTCGTGAATGACGTCCATGCGCCAGTC